AATTCAGGTGGTGCTATTGGTACAAGAGAAATAGCAGGTTCATATCATTTTGACGGTGAAATAGACCAATTTAGAGTTTATCAACAAATATTAACTGCAGCGAGTATAACTAATCTGTATAATGAAACAACAGCACAAAATAGTACATTAAATATTGGCACTAAATATGCAACCTCAATACAAGCAATAGTTAATGCAAATGATAACGCGGGATTCAGTATAGTCAAGTTTAAAAATGTATCACCAGGCTCAACTGTTCGAGTTCCACATGGGTTATCTGCCGCTCCAAATATGATATTATTAAAAAGAACTGATGGTACTGAAAATTGGTATGTATATCACAGTGAAATGGGTACATCTAAATTTGTGAGGTTAGATTTAACTAGTGGACAAGGGACTGCAACTAATTTGTTTAACACAGTAAATTCAACAGTGTTTAACCCGTCTTTTACCAATGATGCAGGTCAACAGTTAATTGCTTATTGTTTCCGTGATATTGCGGGGTATCAAAAGTTTGGAAGTTATACAGGTAATAATAACGCTACGGGGCCAACTGTCACCACGGGATTTCAACCTAATTTTGTATTAATAAAAAGGACTGATGCTACTTCTAACTGGAATATCTATGATACTAGTAGGGATTCATCTAATCCAAGTGGCCCGCCATTATATCCTAACTTAGATAATGCAGAGGGTGGAAGTCAAGCTGTTAATTTTTTATCAAATGGATTTCAACCAGCTTATGCAGGAGGTGATTTAAATGAGAACAATGGTAATTACATGTATTGGGCAATAAAAATAAACTAAAAGCGTGTAATATACATAATAATATAATTTAATCAAATTCAATAACTTATGAAATTAAAGAAAAAAGAGCTTGAAGATTTAAAATCTTTAGTAGAAAGAGTTGCTACAACTCAAAATGAAATAGGGTTAAACGCAGTCAATGGACACAAGTTAGCCCACAATTTCTCACAATTAGAAATGCAATTAAATACAATGAAGTCTGATCTTGAAAATACTTATGGTAAAATTAACATAAATATTGAAACAGGTGAGATAGATAAAATTGAATCAAATGAAACTAATAAGGAAGATTAGTGTAGGAAGAGACTATAAAGATAATGCAATGCACTATCAAATAGGACAAGCGGTTTATGGAAACCACATTATAACAAATATACTTGAGAAAGATCACGATTACCAAATATATATAGAAAAGAATAAAGAAGTGTTACTTTGGAAATCTTTTAATAAAAACATGGGAATAAGTATTGAGTATAATTTAGATTATGAATAATCCATACGCTTTAATAATACAACCAAAAGAAAACCGCTACAAAAACACTAAAAAAGTATCTGATAAAAACTTAATCCTAAACACGTCGATTAGTGACCATAGGTATGTAAGTAAAGAAGCAATAGTAAAAGCGCTCCCAGGTGCGTTTAAAACGCCTCTACAAGAGTCTGATGAAGTAATGGTACATCATAATATATTTAGAAGATACTACGATGTTAGAGGAATTGAAAAAAATAGTGGTAATTATTTCAAAGAAGATATGTACTTTTGTTATTTAGATCAAGTGTACATGTATAAAAGAAATGAAAACTGGGTAGCAATGCCAGGTTACTGTTTTGTAAATCCCATACAATCAGAAGATAAATGGGAAAACAAAGAAGAACCTTTAAAAGGTATTGTGGTTTATACAGACGGCTCTGATTTTGTAAACGAAGGTGAGCTTGTTGGATTTACACCGTACTCTGAATTTGAATTTATAGTCGGTGATAAAAGATTGTATAGAATAAAATTAAATGATATTTCAATAAAGTATGAACACAAAGGAACAGAAAAACTCTATAATACGAGCTGGTTATAAAGCTGTAAAGGAGTTAATCAAAGTCGCTGAAGAAGAAATCATAGTGGAAGATGCAGCAGATGAATTAGCAGCAGATAGACTAAAGAATGCAGCAGCAACTAAAAAGTTAGCTATCTTTGATGCTTTTGAAATACTAAATAGGATTGAATCTGAAAAAGCAATGCTGGAAAACAAACCACAAGATAAACAAAAAGCTTTTAGTGGATTTGCAGAAAAAAGGTCTAAATAATGTCATATCAGCAAACATTATACAAAATCATTGAACCTATTAAGCGTACAACGATACATAGACTGAATAAAAAGAAATACTGGGAATACGGATATAACAAAGAACATGATGTAATTGTTATAAGTAAAACGGGTAAGATTGGTGATGTATACGAAATACAAAACCTTAAGATTGCTTTACCATTAGCTGAAGATGTGTATAGCAAGGATAACAAATGGGTTGCAACAGAATACCCTAAAGAGTTAAAAAACATAAGAACTATATTCGACTGGCAAACATACCCAGAAGAATTTAAAAAAGATTGGTATGGATACATTGATAAAGAGTTTACTAGGAGAGAAGATGGGTATTGGTTCTGCAATAAAGGGGTTGATACTTATATCACTGGCTCTCATTACAATTACCTGCAGTGGTCCAAGATTGATGTTGGGAAGCCAGACTTTCGAGAAGCAAACAGATTATTCTTCATATTCTGGGAGGCATGCAAGGCAGATCAAAGATGTTATGGAATATGCTACCTTAAGAACAGACGGTCTGGATTTAGCTTCATGTCAAGCAGCGAAACAGTTAATCAAGCTACACTCACTTCAGATGCTAGATTCGGAATCTTATCGAAGACTGGTAGCGATGCAAAGAAGATGTTTACCGACAAGGTCGTCCCAATTTCATCGCACTATCCATTCTTCTTCAAACCAATACAAGATGGAATGGACCGCCCCAAGACAGAGCTTGCCTACCGTGTCCCAGCATCCAAACTCACAAGGAAGTCCATCACCAGTACAACCGGCTCCGCAGGGAGGAAAGACCTCGACGGGCTCGATACAACGATAGACTGGAAAAACACAGGTGATAACTCTTATGATGGTGAAAAGTTAAGATTACTTGTTCACGATGAATCTGGTAAATGGGAAAGACCAGATAATATATTAAACAACTGGCGAGTAACTAAAACAACGCTGAGATTAGGAAGTAGAATAATTGGTAAGTGTATGATGGGATCTACTTCAAATGCCTTAGACAAAGGTGGTGATAACTTTAAAAAATTATACAATGACTCAGATGTTACAAAAAGAAACCGCAACGGACAGACTAGCAGCGGACTATATAGTTTGTTCATACCTATGGAGTGGAACTACGAGGGATTCATTGATTCTTTTGGATTACCTGTATTCGATACACCCGGAGCTGCTGTCGAAGGACCCCAAGGTGATAAAATCGATGTTGGAGTAATTGAACACTGGGAGAATGAAGCAGACGGGTTAAGAAATGATTCAGATGGATTGAATGAATTTTATAGACAATTTCCAAGAACAGAAGAACACGCATTCAGAGATGAAACAAAAAATAGTATATTTAATTTACAAAAAATATACGAGCAAATAGATTACAATGATGGAACAGTAACATCTGGCGCTGTATCTAAAGGTAACTTCCAATGGGAAAATGGTATTAAAGATTCAAGAGTAATATTTACACCAGATCCAAAAGGAAGATTTAATATATCTTGGGTTCCTAGTTATAATCTTCAAAACCGCGTAATAGTAAAAAATGGGCGCAAGCATCCAGGTAACGAGCATATAGGTGCATTTGGTTGTGACTCTTATGATATATCAGGAACAACAGATGGAAGAGGATCTAAAGGAGCGCTACACGGGTTAACAGTATTTAGCATGGAAGAAGCACCTGTTAATTCATTCTTTTTAGAGTATATAGCTCGACCACAAACCGCTGAAATGTTTTTTGAAGATGTGCTTATGGCATTAGTGTTTTATGGAATGCCAATACTCGCGGAGAACAACAAACCAAGATTATTGTATTATTTAAAAAGAAGAGGTTACAGGGGTTACTCTATGAATCGTCCAGATAAAACAATAAGTAAATTATCAACAGCTGAAAAAGAAATAGGAGGCATACCTAATTCATCTGAAGATATGAAACAAATTCACGCTGCAGCAATTGAATCATATATAGATAAATATGTAGGATTACAGGAAAATGGAGATTACGGTAATATATATTTCAATGCAACGTTAAACGATTGGTCTAAATTTAACATAAATAATAGAACAAAACATGATGCCGCAATAAGTTCTGGTCTTGCTATAATGGCTTGTAACAGACATTTGTACCAACCAAAACAATTAAAGCAAACAAAGGTTTTAGATTTTGGATTTAAAAAATATAATAACAAAGGAAGTATTTCAAAAATAATAAAATAGATGAATATATTACCAAGAGGTGTATTCCCAAGCCAAGCAGTTTCAAATGCTGAGAAAGCAAGTGAAAAATATGGTTTAGAGATTGCAAGGGCAGTTGAATCAGAATGGTTTAAAAGAGATTCTGGTACAGCTAGGTACTACGCTAATAGAGACAATTTTCACCGTTTAAGATTATATGCTAGAGGTGAACAGTCAATACAGAAATATAAAGACGAATTATCTATTAATGGTGATTTATCATATTTAAACATAGATTGGAAACCTGTTCCTATTATACCTAAGTTTGTAGATATTGTAGTAAATGGTATTGCAGAAAGAACATATGATGTAAAAGCGTATTCACAAGACCCAGCATCAGTTCAAAAAAGAACAAAATATGTAGACAGCTTATTAGAAGATATGTTTGCAAAAGAGTTAAAAGATTCAGTTAAAGAATTAACAGGTATAGATACTTTTAAAACAAACAGAAGTGCCTTACCAGATACAGAAGAAGAAGTGCAGCTGCATATGCAACTTGATTATAAACAGTCTGTCGAAATAGCTGAGGAAGAATTAATAAACAATGTTTTAGACTTTAATAAATACGAGTTAACTAGACGTAGAATTAATTACGACATAACTACAATAGGTATAGGTGCTGTAAAAACTAACTGGAATAAAGCTGAAGGGGTTACCGTTGACTATGTGGATCCAGCTCATATCGTTTACTCCTATACTGATGATCCAAATTTTGAAGATATATGGTATGTAGGTGAAGTTA